CAGCCATGGGAAACCGTGGCTTTTACTTTGTGATAAATCAGGTGAGAGAATGTATATAATAAGAGTTTGGAGAGTGATTAAATGCCAAGGAAGGGTGAATATGAAAAGTGGATAAAAGGTGAGGGGCTAAAAAAGATAATAGAATGGGTGAAGTCCGGACTTGATGACAAACAGATAGCAGAAGATAAAATACACATACATAAGTCCACATTATATGATTGGTTTAATAGATTCCCCGAATTTGCCGACGCTTACAAAAAAGCCAAGGAAATACCGGAAGCAGCTGTAGAAAATGCACTTTATAATACAGCGATAGGACGAACTTATTATGAAGAAGTCCGGATAATAAAAAATAAGAATGGAGAAACAATACGAACCATACATACAAAAAGAAAAATACCGCCAAACCCAACCGCGGCCATGTGTTGGCTAAAGCATAAAAACCCGGCTAAGTGGGGTGATTGGTAATGGCAGAAACATGGGCGGCAAAGTTTTATAACTCTAAAGAGTGGCGGCAGTTAAGACAGGCACTCATTATTCAACGTGGAGCGATATGCCAGCAGTGTGGTAGAAATATGACGTTCAATCAATCCGAATTGATAGGGCATCATAAAACAGAACTTACGCCGGGAAATATAAATGATCCGTTTGTTTCTTTGAACCCTGAAAATGTAGATTTGATTTGCTTTGATTGTCATAACAAAGAACATGGGAGATATGGCTACACAAAAGAACGCCATATCTTTTTAGTTTACGGAGCGCCGTGTTCAGGTAAGTCTACATTGATAAAACAGATGGCGGTACGTGGGGACATCATAGTAAATATGGACTTGTTATATAAAGCCATTAGTGGATTAGAACTGTATGATAAGCCGGATAATATTAAGCAGAATGTGTTAAGGGTACATGACCTATTGATAGATCATATAGCACAAAGATATGGCAAATGGAACAATGCATATATAGAAGGTGGATATCCATTAAAAGCGGTCAGGGAGCATATCATTAACCGAACAGGAGCCGAGCCTATATATTGCCGGTCAACCATAGATGAATGTATGACCATGGCAGATAGTAGAGGCATATTTGCAGATGAATGGAAAGGATATATCAAGAAATGGTATGCCATGTATCAGGAATAGCCCCCCGGCATGTGAAAAATAGGTGCCCAAAGCTATACCGCGTGGGGTACCCTTTTTTGAGATAAACCGAGATTTTGACTTTTTGAGAGTTATTAAAAAATAGCTATTGAAAGGGATTGAAAATGGACGAGATACAAAAAGAATATAAAAGAATCAAGGCCATATTTAAAGATTCGGATGAAAAACAATTATCGCTACTTGATGGGCTCATTCTTGAAGCCGCACGTACAAGAGTAGATTTGAACAACTTACAGTCTGTGGCTAAAAAGACAGGCTTGTTGAAAATAAATCCATCAAGCCCGTTTATGCAAAAAGAACTTGCAGTATCCAGAGTATTACCTAAAGTAAGAGCGTCATATACTAATATGATGTTCAAGTTGGCAAAAGCCCTAAGCAATGACATTGATGAAGATGACCTTGGATTAGATGAATATGAATAAATGTTGGATTGAGCAATATCATGACGATATAGAGTCAGGAAAAATCATAACAGGAACGTATGTTCGCATTATGATTAATAAGCTAATGAATGAATTGCATGATGATGATATAAAGAAAGATTTTTCTGATTCGAATAAAAGAATTCACTTCATAGAAAACGAATGCCGCCATGCACAAGCACCGTTTGCGGGTAAACCATTTGAATTAATGCTGTGGCAAAAAGCTATTATTGAAGCGTTTTATTGTTTCAAGATTTGGGATGATGAGCTTCAACGGTATGTTCGTAAATATCAGAAATTACTTTTGAAGATCTCAAGAAAAAACGGAAAATCACCATATATATCGGCATGGACATTAGCAGAATGGTTCTGTGGCGAAATTGGAACTAATGTATTGTATGGCTCAAATGACTATGACCAAGCAGGAATATTATTTGATGCTGCTAATGCGATGCGGGAAGAATCACCTAAAATGTCAAAATGTACTCATAAGAATTTACAGGGGATATTTTGGGGAAACAAGAAACGGAAACATGCAAGGGGAAAGTTTAGCCAGCAAAATAAGGGAAACATTAAAAAACTATCTGCGCGAACAGGTGCAAAAGAAGGGAAAAATATAAAAGTTGGTGCAGTAGATGAAGTCCACGAAATGCAAGACAATTCATTGGTTATGCCGATTAGACAGGCGTTGTCAACACAAGATGAACCTATTTATATTGAGATTACATCAGAAGGATTTACTGATGGGGGCTACCTTGATAAAGAAACGGATGAAGCAAGAAAAGTGTTGCTTGGAGAATCAGAAGATGAGCGATGGCTTATATTTATGTATGAGCAAGATAGTGAAGAGGAAATATGGCAAAATGAGAATTCATGGTACAAAAGTAATCCTGGGTTGGGCGTTATAAAAAAATGGTCATTCTTACGCTCTATGGTTGAAGAAGCTAAGACTAATGCCAGTACAAAAGCATTTGTTATGGCTAAAGATTTCAATATTAAACAGAATTCATCTGCTGCATGGCTTGATATGGCCACGATTAACAACACTGATACATTCAATATTGAAGATTTAAAAGGACAATACTATGTTGGGAGTCTTGATTTTGCAGAAACTACAGATCTGTGCAATGCAAAAGCAATGTTTATAGATCCTGTTACGCAAAACAAAAGGACATTAACAATGTATTTTATCCCTGAGATTAAAGCTGATGCCTTAATAGATGGGAATAATCTCAATCCTGAAAAGAAGAACTATAAAGATTGGGCAGCACAAGGGTTTGTCACAATATGTCCCGGGAGTGAAGTAGATGCGGTTATGGTTGCCAAATGGTTTGAGTCGTTGTATGAAATTTACAATATGAAACCATTTCGTATTGGCTATGATAATTGGCATTCGCAAGATTTTAAAAAAGAAATAGGTGCGTATTTTGGAGAAGAAGTTTTGTATAGGGTACCCATGGATTTTAAGACTTTATCAAATCCCATGAGCATTCTTGAGAGTGACCTTCGGCGAAAGGTTATAAATTACAACAATAATCCCATTGATCGATGGTGTCTATCCAATACTGCTATAAAATTAGATACCATTGGCAGGATGATGCCGGTAAAAAAATATGGTGAATCAAAGAACCGCATAGATGGAGCGCTTGGATTTATCATTTCTTATGCGGCATTTTCAGAAAACAAATCAGAGTATTTTGCAATGCAGGAGGCAAGATAATGTTTGATTATATCCGTAATTTTCTAAAGAGAAAAGAACGAAATACACTTGTTTCTTTGCTGAATGATTCTCAAGCAATGTTCTCTTATGGCGGACAGAATGTATATTTGTCAGATCATGTGAATAATTGTATTGATAGAATTGCTATTGAAGTAAGCAAGATGTCAGTATTATCTGTAGTTACAGGAATGAACACAGTAAAAGTACAGAATGATGAAATATCCCGCTTGTTCCGATTTAAGCCAAATCCATTGCAAACAACAAAGGATTTTCTTGCATGTTGCGAATGGCTACGTCGGAAAGATTGCAACTGCTTTATTTATCCGCAATATGAAATCATAAAAGATAAGATGGGAAATGAGTATAAATACTACACCGCATTTTGGCCATTAAATCCCACCTCTATTGAAATAGGTGTAGATGACACCGGTAAAGTA